CAGACGCCGCCAAGATGGAAAAGAAGCGCGACAAAGCCAAGCGTATGCTTGCTGCAATTGACGCTAACTGCGGCGGGAAACTGGCCAAAAAGGCCGCGCGTCCAACGGATGATGACCTTGCATTAGCGCTGACAAACAAGCCGATGGTTATCAAGTGCATGGTTTGGGAAATGAAGGGCACGGACGGCACGATGAACAGTGGCAATTGGATAGCTGCTGTGGCTCCACGGACAAAAGGCATTGATGTGAAGGCCGCGAAGGAACCCGCGCGCAAGGCTGAACCGGCAAAAAGCGCATTTGATGATTTGGACGATGATGTGCCCTTCTGATCGATAGCGCCTAGCCGCTGGCAGGCCGGTTAAAGTCTGCTGCTACATTATAGGAGTAATTATGTTTTACGCTGATATGGTGAGGGCTTACGAAAAAAGCGTAGTGCTTGGCGGGGCTATCGTAATTTTTCCAGTAGATCCTAGTCTTACGCAAGGTTTTGCCACTCAAATAAAAATGGCAATTAAGCGCGCAGAGAACGCTGCATTCAAGGCTGGTTACGAAAAGGCAAGATCAGACATTCGCGCTGCATTGGGAGTATAGATTTATGCCCCGCAAAGTCCGCATCGCTCGCATAAGCGGCGATTACATATGTCTTGGCATTGACACTGGAAAACGCAGCACACGGTTCTTTTTAACCGAAGATCAAGCGCAGCATCTTTCCAACCGTCTTCAGGCTTTTGCCAAAGGCGGATTTGGAAGTGAAGTCGCAGTAGAGGAAAACGAGGCATGACCGAAGAACAACGCTCGCCTGCATGGTTTGAAAAGCGCAAGGGCCGAGTGACCGGCTCAATCGTCGGCGCAATTCTTGGCCTATCGCCTTACATGACGCGGGCCGATGCCATGCGGTCAATGGTGCGGGCCGCTATTGGCGCTCCGTCTGAATTTACCGGCAACGTTGCGACCGAATATGGCACGGCGAACGAAAGCACGGCAATTGTCGATTTTCAGATGACAACCGAACTTCGGGTTAAGCCTGCGTACTTTGTCATGCACGAGGATTGGCTGGGCGCGTCACCTGATGGGTATGTCAGCGACGGCGGGTTGATCGAGGTTAAGTGCCCCTACGGTCTTAGGAAAGAGCCTAGCCCGATATTCAAGTCGCCAGCCGAGCAGCCGCATTACGTGGCACAGATGCAAGTGCAGATGTACGTCACGAAAACAACGCATTGCCATTTTTGGCAGTGGTCAACGCATGGCACCAGCTTGCACCGTGTTGAATACGACCAATCTTGGATTGACGAAAACTTGCCACGATTACGGCAGTTTCATGCCGAGTACCTGGACGAAGTGCGGGACAACGCCGATGAATATCTAGCGCCTAAACGTGTTGAGATTGACACACCAGAAGCGCGCAAGATGATTGCGGAATGGGATGACTTAAACGAGCGGCTTGACCAACTGGCAGAGCGCAAGAAAGACTTGCTTGCCGATATGATCAATGTCGCAGGCGAAAAGAATGCATTGTTTGCGGGCCGCAAGTTGACCATGACGGAACGTGCAGGCGCTATCAGTTACGCGAAAGCAATCAAGGCGCTTTGCCCAAAAGCCGATCTGGAACCGTATCGCGGCAAGCCTAGCACGTTCTGGCAGGTGCGTTGATGCAACTCCGTCCTTATCAGCAAAAGGCTTGTGACGAGGCTTTGAAGTGGCTTCGCCGTTCGGTTGATCCGTGCATTATTGATGCGGCACCAGCGGCGGGTAAGTCATTCATGATTGCCAATATCGCAGCGGCTTTACACAAGATTAGTGGCAAGCGCGTGTTATGCCTTGCGCCTAGTGCCGAGCTGGTCAAGCAAAACCACGAGAAGTACCTCTTAACCGGCGAATATGCGTCAATCTTTAGCGCTAGTGCGGGCGCAAAGTCCACGCGGCACGTTGTTGTTTTTGGCACTCCATTGACGGTCAAGAACGCTATTAGCCGGTTTTGCCGACAAGGCGCGGAAGGCTTTTGCGCGGTTATTGTGGACGAATGCCACGGGATAACGCCAACCATTAAAAGCATTATTGATGCCATGAAAGAGGCCAATCCGAACTTGCGTGTCGTTGGTCTATCAGGAACGCCGTTTAGGCTTGGTAGCGGCTATATCTACCGCGTCGGCCCTGATGATGCGGACGGTAATGCCCGCGTTAATGGCGACGATGTAACCCGCGACCCGTACTTTATGAAATGCGTTTGCCGCGTGTCGGCGCGTGAAATGCTTGGCCAAGGCTTTATTACGCCGATGGTCATCGGTGCTATCAACGCTGAGGCTTACGATACCAGCGGTATTGTTCTTTTGCCGAACGGGACGTTTAATCCGGACACGGTAGAGCGCGCTTTCGTTGGGCATGGCCGCAAGACTGCCTCTATCGTTGCGGACGTTATCGAAAAGTCGCGGGAACGTGCAGGCGGGATCATGTATTTTGCTGCCACTGTCCGCCATGCCGAGGAAATACTCGCCAGTTTGCCGCAAGGCACTAGCGGGATTGTTACCGGCGATGATTGCAAGCTGGGCACTGGCGAACCGATAAGCCGCGATAAGCTGATCAAGGCATATCGTGCAGGAGATGTTCGGCACTTAGTTTCTGTTGGTACGCTAACCACCGGCTTTGACGTAAGCCACACCGAAGTCATTGCGCTGATGCGATACACAGAAAGCGCGGCGCTGTTACAGCAGATACTAGGCCGCGCTTGGCGCTTGCATGATGGCAAGGCAGATTGTTTGCTCCTGGACTATGCCGACAACATAGCAACGCACTTTCCTGATGGTGACATATACAACCCCGTCATTAAGGCTGGCAAAGCCACAGAAGGCGGTGACGGGATCGAAGCGGAATGCCCTGATTGTGGCATGGCCAACCAATTCTCTGCCAACCCTGCCTATGTCGATTATCCAAAGGATAAGCACGGCTATTGCTTGGATGTTTTCGGCGCAAGGATCGAAACGGACTATGGCCCAATGCCTGCCCACTTCGGACGGCGCTGCTTTGGGCAAGTGCAGACCGGCCCCAAGGGCGAGTATGAGCGGTGCAATTATCGCTGGACAGGTAAAGAATGCCTCGAATGCGGCGAATTGAACGACATAGCCGCGCGCTATTGCTATGTCTGTAAGTCAGAGCTTGTGGACCCGAATGAAAAATTAACTGCGGATTTCAAGGCGTTGAAACGAGACCCAACGCGACCGCAAACGGATGTTGTGCTGTCAATGACGGTTAGGCCGGGGGTAAGTACGCGCGGTAACAAAACGATCCGCGCCGATTGGGTGACACCTTACCGCCAGTTCAGCACATGGCATCAGCCGGAGGCTACGCACACAAAGGGAATGCGGGATTGGCAGTTGTTTGAAACTGCTACAAACGGCGGGGAAGTTAAGCCGGAAACGATTAGCTACTGCAAGGACGTTGAAAGCAGTTTCTATCGGATATTGGCTTACAATCGCGCGCCTGATGTTGAGCCGGTTAAGCCAGAAAGATTAAGCCTAAAGGATATGGCCGCATGAAGTTCTATCCCGAAATAGCCGTCTATGGCGATACCAAATGGCGCGGGAAGTGCCCGAAAGAGGAAGTCGAGCAGGCTTCCTTTTTTAGTAAGATGCGCAGGGAGTACCCCGCATCATGGGGGCTTATCGCGCTGCACCCGCGTAATGAGGGGCTGAAAGAAAAAGGCCAATTTTCAAGCGTGATAAAACATGCGGCGGAAGGCATGACTAAAGGCGCAAGCGACATTATCATTCCGGGATCGCCGTCGTTCGTTTGTGAGATGAAGCGCCAGGATCATACGCAAAGCACATGGCAGGAATGCCAGCCGGAATATCTGCTTGCCGCTAAGAATGCAGGGGCTTTTGTATGTGTTGCGCTTGGCGCTGTAGCGGCTTGGGAAGCGTTTGAGGCTTGGCGGGGTACGCAAGGTGCAGAATGATCTATTTAAGGCCACAGCGCCTGCAAAGCGCGGTTTATGGCCTAGTGAACAATTGACAGCATACCTAAGCGGCGAAAGCGTCGGAACAGATGCAATCCGCAGTTGGGCCGCTTTTGAAATATGGCAGGCAGCACAACAGATTTGCGCAATGCCTACGCTTGAAAAAAGGCGGACCGCGTTAGAGAAAATCCCCGTTACGATCCGCCCTTGGGTGAAAGATGATATGCGCCGGATATGGAAAACTAGGTAACGAGGTCGTTTTCCACCATATGCGCCAATTCCGTAACCCTACGGCGCTCTAGGTCTACAAGCTCAGCGGGAATGCCGTCTGGGTACTTACGCACGAGGTCTGCAAGGCGTTCGGCTAGTTGGGTTAGGTGTGTGGTCATGCTGCAATCCTTTCTAGAATAGCTTCCACTTCTTGCCGTTGACGCTCTTTGGTGCGCAAGGCTTCACTGCGGATAATGGCTACCATATCGCGGAACAATGCGTCCGTTTCGATCAGCTTGAACGATTGGCGGCATCCGTAAATCACGGTGGCATGATCGCGGTTAAATGTGCGGGCAATGGCCGAGTATGAAAAATGCCCCTGCGCAAGATACCAGATCG